GGTAGATTTTCCAGATAATATTCCTGGCTTCATGGAGGCTTATGGCCGCGAAGGCGATACTGAAATCGTTGATGAATGGTTATTAGAAGAAGCCTGGCAACACAATGCGCAGGTCCTATGGATCTCACCTGATAATGTCTGGCGAGTTGTGAAAACAGGCGAATTTCTACCCCCATTAAATAAAATATAATCAAGAAACTATGCATACCTATATTAAATCATTTGCTCTTTTTGAAACGGTATATGCCAAATATGCCAGACTTAAACGCCTTGGGCTGGTTTCAGCAACCCGAGATAGTTATATTGCTGGGTGTTGGATTCAGGAAAAGGACCGTGAGCGGGCCAAGACCCTAGTTGACTCGGCAAACCCAGTAAGTAAAGCAGTTTCAATGTCTAAACTAATTACGGATCGGGAAAAATTGGTTCGCCGAGCCAAAGCCGTTGTGTCAGCCCTAAAAAGATTTAAACCTGACCTATTAGACGAGGTTTTTGAACCATTTGCAAAACGCATGGCAGAAATGGGATTTGATGAAAATGCAATTTATTATACACTTGAAACCGAATTCCCGCATTAAGTTATAATATAAAAATTGGGCGTGCTTGCACCGCCGCGGTTACCCCCTTAGGCGGGGCCGGAAAAAAAGAGGAAAGAAAATGTTGAAACCGTTCCAGGCTTGGATAACTGAAGCCTACACTGAAAACGCCGAAACTGAGGTACTACACGAGGCTCTGCAATACCATTTAGCGGCTGGGCTCTCGGTTTGCGAATCAGTCTTTAGACCCGGCAGTCTTGCCCATCAGCGATTAATTGTTGAGGCTCGTGCCATTTGGGAAACTGGAGAGATTGACCTATCTAGTATTGATCAGGACCTGTTTGGGAATACTGACCTGGGCCTAACTGCCCAATTTGAAGGCCGGACTATCTTACTTGACTTTCCAATTTTTGAAGCCGAGTACCAGGGTAAAACCGTAGAAATTGGTAAACCCAAACGCGGTGGAGCCAAGAAATATCATGTCTATGTAAAGAACCCGGCCACGGGTAAAGTCAAAAAAATTGCATTTGGCGATGTTCACGGCGGACTTACTGCAAAGGTTAGTAATCCAGCCGCGCGTAAAAGTTTTGCGGCTCGCCACCAGTGCCATCTTAAAAAGGACCGTATGAGTGCAGGTTACTGGGCTTGTCGTATTAATCGCTATGCCCATCTTTGGGGCGGTAAAACTTACCCAGGTTTCTGGTAAAAAACAAAAAGACATGAACGAGAAAAAAGTGACCGGCAAGTCAGGCCCATATTTCAAAGGTCTAGACTCAAAACAAAAAGAAAAAAAAGAGTCGCAAATGAAGCGTCAAGCCGAGATGAGCGATTCAGATGCATCAGCCTATAAACCCATGGCTGGCGATCTGGATAAGTCAGGCAAATTCAAAGGTTCAAAGGTCAAGAGCTCATTTACCAAGGAGGTAAACCGGGAAATGAATGAGACCCAAGTTTGGAGATTTGGGGAATGGGTAGAGATTAATGAATCAAGTTCAGCAGATACTTCACTAAAGGCAAAAGCCAAAAAATACGGTATATCATTTGGTATTCTTAAACAGGTATTTAACCGAGGTATGGCTGCCTGGAAAACAGGCCACCGTCCAGGTATGGGTCAAACTGCCTGGGCCCATGCCAGAGTAAATTCATTTGTTACCAAATCAAGCGGAACTTGGGGCAAAGCTGATAAAGATTTAGCCCAAAAGGTCAGAGCATCAAAGAAAAAGTAATCCATAACTATGCAACACGTATTATATTATAAAGATTTTTTAATTACTGAAGCCAAAAAACCCAAAGGCTCGCCGGACTGGCATGACTCAAGTGCACCTGATGCAAATGGTAAATTTAAAACGCTTGGAGTTAAAGCCCTGGCTAGCTGGTTAATCAGAACCAGAAAAAGGGACCTGCAAAAAATTACTGGTAGCATTAACCAACAGGTTGTGTTTAACCGTAAAAAAAATCCAGATTATGCAAAAAAGATGGAAAGTGTTAGAGCTGAAGTAAAACGTCAACTTGGTAAAAAATAATAAATGATGCAACTTCCATTTCAAGAAACTAGGCTAGCTGACGAGGTTTTTATCAGGGTATTTAGCGCAGAGCTTGACCGTACTGAACTTACCTGGCACCGAGATGACGAGGACCGTATTGTTGAACCAGTAGGCCAAACTGACTGGCTTATTCAATTTGAGAACCATATACCTAGCGTCATAACCCAACCAGTCTTTATCCCCAAAGGCGAATGGCACCGATTGCTGCAAGGCACTGGCGAGCTAACTGTTCAAATCACAAAAAAAGGGAACCATTAACTGATTCCCTTTAGACTGTTGTAAGTGACTAAACTTATGCAACTACCTTGCGACCGCGTACTTTATCGTACATGCGATTTACAATTTTAGTGTTTTGGTGACGGCCATTTACTACTCCACTTACATAAGTAGGGGTAACATTCAATTCAGCAGCAATTACCTGATTATCTCCACGACGCTTGCGGCTAGTGATGATTTCCAATTTTTGTGGAATTGACAATTTTTTGTAGCTAGCACCTTTACGGCTATTAGTACTACGAGAAACAGTTGCAACTACTGGAGTTGATACTGATGTTGCTGCAACTTTGGTAGCAGACTTTGTTTTTGATGTTGACTTTTTCATCTTTTTTGGTTTAATTTAAAAAATTATTACTTGGTTAAAGTACCTAATCCTTTTTAAAATTGGTCGGCCTAGATAAATAATCAAAATATTTCTTTAAAAAAATGGCACAAATCAAACAATTTAAACAATACCTAATTCAAGAATCAGATTCTAATGAAGATAAACTTGCAAGGCTAAGACGTCTTGGGCTAGAAGGCGAAGAACCATTTGAAACACGATACCAAAAAGCATTAGATGAATGGGGTAGCGATCCTGAGATTAGTGCAGCAATTGACATATTAACTAAAAAAACTGGCCTAATTATAGATAAATGGATTGACTTTGCGGACGATGAAGATGTAAGTGAATGGGAACAGATCCGTGAATGGCTTTATTCAGATACGTCAGTTGATGATATGGGCTTTTTTGAATTTATCGTAGCAAACGGGCTGACCGACTAAAACCAGGAAGTATCTAATAGTACAAAAGATAAATAATATCTAGAAAATAATTACCAAATAATATAATGACAAATCGAATAATTAAAAGCTACACAGGCTGGTTACTTGAGTCACTATCTCTAAATGAGGCAATCGACCAAGCAACTATTCAGGAAATGGCTAAGAATCAAGACCTTGAAGGGCTTTATAAAATACTAATTGCAAATGACGATGAAGTATCAAAGGCTCTACCTAATTACTTATCAGTAATGGAATGGTGGAAACGAGGCGGTGCTGATCTTAACTTATGGAAAAGTTTAGTAAAAACTGGAGGTTCTGCCAAATCAGATAGAGCAAATTCTGCCAAAAGTATGTATTTTTGGATGGGAGGTTTTATTGCTGGTAATAAACAAACAGCAACAAACGCATCAAAATATAACTATATTTCAAGCGTTGAATCATTGGTTAATGCAATTCCAGCAACAGCTGCTACTATTTCAGCAATTAATCCAAATGATGCAAAATTCAAACAGGATAATACTTCAAAAACCAATTTAACTAATCTAATTACTGGTTGGAAAAATGCAGCTGCTATTGCTGCTGAAGTTTCAAATTTTGTTAAAGTAGTCAAAGGTAAAGGGCTTAATCTTAATCAGGCTAGTTTAGACATGATCGTTCCATCAAATTCAATATCTGGATATTTCATATTAGATGGTGCTCAGGTTCCGTATGCTGACTATCTTAAAAAATACGCTGAATATGTAGCGGCAAATGGTAAAATAAATGGATTTGCAAATAGCGTATATGGTACAAGTATTGCAACCTGGCTTACTAGAGCAGGTCAGTTAACCCTTGATAAAGTAAAGGCAAATATTCAAACGTTAACTGCTTCACTTAATGACCAGGCTACTATTTCTCAATATTTTACTGCAAATAATACAATGACTCCAGCCAATAAGAAAATAATTATGGAGGCAATTGATGCAAAAGTTAAAGACCATATTGCAAGAGTTGCTAAATCCGCTAAACCTGGAACACCTGAACTTACTGCTGATCAAGCAATTAAGCTTGCAACTAACTTATCAATTGTACCAAAAGGCTCAGCGATTACAGTACAACCATCAGATACGCCAGCTGCCCCAGTATCAACGACACTAAACGGAACTTTTCCAGAAGCAAATGGAGACTGGAATTCTGACGGCCTTAAGAAGTCAGTTAATTATTTTCCAGACGATTCAATTGATATTAAACCAGAAATGCAAACTGAATTAAATACTGCCGTTAAAAATGCAGTAGACTTAATTACAAAAGATGGTGGTAAAATTACAGCAGTTAGAGTTTGGGGAACATCTTCTACTAGTATTGTACCAAGTTCTTATGATAAAGCAACTAAAAAACCTGCTGGAAAAGATTGGACAACTCAAAAGAATGTTGATCTTTCGCTTGACCGATTAGCCTCTTTAAAAACTGCACTTACTTCTGCATTTACCACAGCCGGCGTTGATGCTGCAATAATTAAACCAGCTGATGCAAATAGTCAAACATTACCAAATAACGGCGATCCAGCAGTTAAATGGAATAAAGAGCAATATGCAAATAGAGCAAATGATCCAAAATTGCTGGCTGATTATAATGATAAATTCGGTAAATACCGATATGCATTCGGCCATTTTGAAATAGATTTTACTAAAACCACTACAACAGTTGAACCTACTACTCCAATTGCAACTACCTCTTCTAATTGGGATGTACGAATTGGATGGGCTGATGAATCTATCTCTATTAAATTACCACCTATTCCAGGATTAGGTACCAGCACTGGTAAAAAAGCTCCAGGTAGAACTAAAGTTATGGGATGTCCTAAATTTTAAAAAGTATTAGCGACTAACCCAACTCCATAAAAGGCCCAAGATTTAGTTTTTGGGTCTTTTTTTATGCTTAAAGCAAAGGCAATATGCGTAATATCCTTAGTCATTAAGATGGCTCTATGACCCTTCGACTTCATCCATTGACTAAAAATCATTTGAACAGCAGAGTCTTCAGTAATTTTATTATCGGTATTAGTTTCAAAGTGACCAGCGCAAATTTCGCCAACTGCGCCAGTAAAAATATTAAGCCATTTTGAATTAAATTTTTCAATACGCTGCATTGGGCCTTCATACACTAATGTTTCGCCAGGTTGAATCTCATATTCAATATGATCAATTTTACCTTTTGCAACTTGATACCGATTATGAAATTTAGCAGCTGAATCTAATAGAGATGAATAAGTTACAGGGCTACGTTTTTCTTTAGCTCTTTCAATATTAGTTAATCTAATTAATTCTAACTCTTGAGAAGTTTGTGAGAATGCTTGGATTCCAAAACTTAAAAATAATATTGCGATTAACTTTTTCATACTTAGCGTATTTGATTAAAGTTAATATACTCTTGATTTAACTAAATTTTCCTTAATAAATAAAAAATATGAAAACTTTTAAATTTTTATCAGTAGCAGCACTTGCTCTACTATTGTTCACCAGCTTTGTTAAAGAGCCTAGCCCAATAAAATTAGAGCACAAAGGGTACACTGCGTATTACAGTAAAACTCTACACTATTCACTTAAGGTTGAATGGTGGGACACCAAAGCTCGTCTAGTTTGTCCAGCATCAAAAGTTGCTCGCAAAGATCAATTTGCACCAGACCCACTATTACCGGCTGAAACTGATCTTATGAAAGACTATGTTGGTTCAGGAACTGATCGAGGTCATATGTGCCCAGCTGCAGATAACCAGTGTAGCGCTGAATTGCAAAAGGAGTGTTTCTATTTTTCAAATATGACTCCACAATATCATTCCCTAAATGCCGGAGACTGGAAAAAGCTCGAGGTCCGAACTCGTGAGCTAGCTACTGAATTTGATTCTGTAATGGTTTGGTGTGGATCAACTGGTTCAGCTAAAAAGATTGGATCAACTTCTGTGCCAGTTAAGTGCTGGAAAGTTATCTTTGTTAAGAAGACCAAGCATTGGGAAGCCTATATTTTTAATAACACTCCAGATAAACCAGTTGGACTAGATCATTGGAAAGTTACAAAGGCCCAGGTTGAGAAATTAACTGGATACACATTTAGTATAAACCAATAGGATTCATATATTAGATGACACTAGCCACTATTTAACCAATCAGTCAATAGTAACCTAACCTATAAATAATATCATCTCAGATCACATTAAAAAAGCCGGAAATCCGGCTTTTCGTGTTTATTAAGATATTATAGTCTGGTCCAGCTTTTAAACCGCATAACTGCTTCGTATAGAGCTTCGCTAAATTTAAACTCTTTTAAGAAGTCTGGAAAGTCTCTTTTATAACCAGATAAGAGTTCATCGTACTTATCATTGGTCCATTGCCAATTAAAAGTTAAAACGTCTGGAGTTTTAAAACCAAAGAATTTAAGAACATGCTTTTCTAAATTAACAGATTCTTTACCATTCCAATTATGACCTATTGCAACTACGCCAACTTCTATGTCTTTTAATAGGTTAGATTCGCCTAAACTTGCATGTCGATTTTCTAACCAGGTTAATCTTTCAATTAGTTGAGTATATATTGCATTCATTTTGCCCCAACGAATTGACCCAAAAAATATAACTATATCAGATTCAAAGATTGCATTTGCAACTTTGTACATTTCATCTGACTTATTATTAACTGAGGCCCAGCATCGGATATTACCAGTTGGATTCTTTTTATCGTCGTCTAATTTAGCAGCCTTAACCCCGCAACTATTTCCTTTTTTAGTTGAAACGTTTCCTTCACATGAAAAGATTTTTAACTTGGACACGTTAATAACTTGACAATTATCAAGTCTGGTAGCTAATTCATCTGCAATAATAGAAGACTTTGGTAATTCAGACTCGCCTTCCCATCTATTTGATGTAGTTAAAAAAACAATTTTTTTGTTTTTTTGTTTCTTTAAATACGTATACATTGATTTTAATTGGTCCATTAATCTTGAAGTGTCTTAGTTACTTTATTTTTAATTCATTAATTGCATCTTCTGCATATTTGTCAGTTTGTTCTTCAAGATATTTTATTCGGTCTAATAAAATTTGCCTATCTTCTTTTGTAGTTTGTTCAATATATAATTCCTTTGCTTCATATAACTTTTGCCAATATGCAACTCTTTCTTCCATCATTTTGCCTTGATACCAAATAATACCAACCATAACTACGATAGTAAATGATTGTTCCTTAAGTTTAGATAAGAACGTATCAATAAATCCAGAAGTTTGATTTTCAGCCATTTTATATTAGCTAGGTTTTTTAGTTAGAACAGCAACCTCTTTTTTAGTTTGAGTTGTTGTATTTGTAATTGCGGCAATTGTAGTATTAGTAGCCTTAGCTGCTGCATAATTTTTAGCAGCGGCTTTTAATACAAGTTCGCTAGTCTCTCCGGTTGCACCATGAGCGCCTAATTTTAATGGATTAAGTTTTGCTAGAAATTGTAAAAATTTATTAATTGAGGCTGGAATACTTTGAGTTATTAAATTACTGATTTTAGTAATTGCAATATCAATTGAACCAAATTTACTTACAACCCATGTGCCTAATTCTGAATTTTTAAATTCTCGAATTTTTTGACCAACCCATTTTGCAAGATTGCTAACCATTCCAAGCAAAGTTTTAAGTTTAGATGAAACTTCCGGAGCAGCAGCTTTTGCTAATTTAAAAGCAGTTGGATTAGATAGACCCTCAGTAAATGCAGCCATTACTATTTTAATTTGGGCCTTTAGCGCAACGGCAAGTGCTTGAGCTCCGCTAATTGCAGCAACTGATGCTAGAGTTATTAAACCTTGCATATTTAAAGAAACTTTTTCAGCTTCAGTACTTGCAAAACTTGATTGAATTGAATAGGAAATTGCATGAATTATGTCAATAACACTGCCTGACCCTGGAACTACCGTATCAGCCACTGCGCTAACCACATCAACGCCAAGATGCACCAAGTCATCCCATCCCCAATCTTCATTGAGTTCTTGTTCCCGTTGGGTTGTCCAATCGTTATATTCTAGTAGGTACTGCATTAAAATCCTTCAACATTAGGTAACTCGCTGCCTGGTTCAACATCATGATTGCGAGGTTCAAATTCATGATCAGTCATTTGATCTTCTGGATATTCATCCTCTTCTTCGGGTTGAACATCGCAATGCTCTTTACAGTCTGAGCAAATTCCACCTTGCATGATTGGTGCACCACAGCAATCTGATTCGCCAGTTTCGTATGCATCATATGGATGCCAGCTTTCATTAAGAAAATCTTTAAAATTCTTTATAATTGACATAGTCCGTTAGTTATTTTATGGTTCAATGTCTTCGTCATCTTCAATACCAAGAGCCATTGAATTAAATTTATTCCAAGCAGTAATTGCAGCTTTCATTGTTTTATTAAGTTCAATTAGAGCAGTTTTTAATTCTTCAACTTTTGTTTTATCAGCTTCTTCAACTGGGTTTTTACGAATGTCTTCTGGAATTTCCAAGAATTCGCCTTGTTTTTCTTTAAATGCTTTAATTGCTTCTCTACGAGCTTTATCTAAAGTTTGGTATTCTTCAATTTCAGACTCAGCTGATACGATTTCTGGTTCAGATGGAATTTCTGGAGTAGTTGCGGCTGGTGTTTCAGTTGTAACCGGTAAAGCGGTTGCATCAGTTGCTGCCGTTACTTCTGGAGTAGCGGTTGGCACTTGCTCGTTTGCTTCAACTTTTTCAGATTCTTCAATCCATTGTTGATATTTATGAATCATTACTATTGATTTTCTTATTATTTATCTACGCTAGGGATAAATAAAATAGAATGGCAACGATTGTAAACTTTAATACATGGGTATCTGAAAATATTGAGCATCCAAGACCTCTTAAGCAATTAAGCGATCTTGGTATTAATCGTAAATTCGGCAGAAACCCTCATACCGGTGACAAATATGAAACAGAGTTGTTTCCAATGTTCCGTCGGTTAAAGACTAGAATAGCCGCACTACCTAAGAAACCAACACTAGAAGAATGGTTCGCAATGATGCAGAACTCAGATAATCAATTTTATTCAATGGTACAGGCGGATACTTTAGCTCAACCTGATGTACGTGAGTTATGGAGAGACCTAACTGGTCAACGCGCTTCAAAAATGAAGCGTTATAATTTGTCAGAATCAGCAGAACCTACTGCTTGGAAAAGTAAACTTGATCTAGACTGGACAGTTATTGCCCTTTGGCCAGAGGATTCCCTATATAAAGATTTTGCAAAGATTTTTAACTATTTAGGAATTGCATTTGCAGATCTTTCCTTAAAAACTATCTATATTGATGGAGTAATAATTGAGAGTCAAAACTTAACAAGTGATCACATACTTGCAATTGAAGCTCATGAAATTGCACATTTTGAATTAGAGCACTCGGCCTCTAAATACGATAGAGCAAATCAATATGATGAACGTCAAGAAATGGAAGCTGATTGGTTTGGTATTAGATTACTTAACCTAAAAAATGAAGTGGATGCAGCTGATCTTTTAGAAGATCGCTATGAATTATATTATGGTGAACCTTCATCTACTTTAACTGGAACCGAGCAACTTGAATTATCTCTTAATAACTATATCAATAATCTATAATCAAATGCCAAATTCAATAAAATATAACGTTGCCGCCCAAACACTAGCCCTAAAAGACGGCAATTACTGGATTGGCACTGGCGATGTGGAAAAGGGTCCAACTGCCACAACTGATTACTGGAACGGGATTACTCCTCCGGTTGGTGGCTACACAATTTATCTTAATAAAGCAAGTGGAGGACCTACTATATACGTTGCTGCTAATGCCGAAGCTCTAATATCTTTGACCAATCAAATTGGTTCACAAAGTTTTACAAGACTCGATGCGGCATTAGATTGGTATAACACTCAAGCAGATAAGATGGCTGTTAATATTGATTATCCACCAATCATAACCAGTGGATTAGTTACGTGTTGGGATGCGGGGTTTATTCCATCTTATCCAGGTAAAGGTACTACAATTTATGATATATCAGGAAATGGTAATAATGGAACTTTAGTTAATGGAGTTGGTTATAGTGCATCCAATGGAGGAGTATTAACATTTGATGGCGTAGATGATTGGCTTTATAGTGCTACCCCAAATTTAAGTGCCACAAATTATACAGTAATGGGTGCTTCTCGATATGTCGGAGTTTATAACCCGTCGTCTCCAAATCATCAAAGAATGATTAATTCCCCACTCGCTCTAACTAGTTCTAATTGGTTGATGGGGAATTGGGCAACTACTACTACAAATTACTACGCTGAAGGTTGGGTATCAAGTGTTTACAGTGGACCTAATGATACAACTTGGCGAATATATTCAGCAATTGGGAATATTGCGGGAGATAGTTATTCTTTATATGTTAATAATTCATTAAGCTCTGGTCCTAATGGTGGGGGTTCTGCTGGGCCTAATGGATTTGCAGTTAGTGGTTATGGTGTTGGAAATGAAGCTAGTACTGGTGAATTTGGTTTTTTATTAGCATATAATAGAATTCTTTCAGTTGATGAAATGACTCAAAATTATAATGCATATGCATCAAGATTTATTGGGCTATAACTAATATTTATTAATATGATAAACACAGATAGAAAATTTCTAATACTTAACGTTTCTGAGTTGAGTATAATTAACTTTAATGAAGTTTTACAAACTTCTATTGATACTACACGAAAATCAGTAGATGGTACAAAAGCATTAGTTAAATGGGAAGGTAATACACCTACTTGTGTAGAAAACTTAACAACAAGTAAAGGTCCTTATACTTCTAATGAAATTTTAATTATTTTAAATACTAGTGAATGGGCATCTCCAATGGCGCCAATGTTATAATTTAAGATAAATAACTAAAAATACTCTAAATTACTATGAAAATTCCTAAAATTGGAGATGTTAAACGCTTTTCATTTGGCGAAATGACCTCAAATGATAATGGTAAAACGTCAGGAACATCAACTGCTGGTCTCTATATTATCTTTATTGGAGGCTTATGCTTCTTATTGGGCTGTATTGACAAGCTATGGATTACCAAGTCAATTGATGTTATTACTCAAGCAATAACGTTTACCCTAATTGGCGCGACTTTACTTGGTGTTAAAAATGTTATGAATGGTAAAAAACCGGCAGCAACTGAGGTAGAGGCACCAGTTGAAGAACCTGCACCAGATCAACAACTTAATTCATAATTAAAAACTAACTTAATAAAAATAGCCCATATTAATATGGGCTATTTTTGGTTAGTCAGTATCGTCTTGTTTGCCATTTGTTATTTCTTTATAGTAATCCCAAAGCTCTTGGCAACCCTCATAATTTTCTTTATATTCCAAATATCCAATTACGCCAAGAACCTCCTTCCAATAGGTTGAGGTAACTCCTTTGCGGTCAATATCTTTATACTTTTTGATCCATAGTTCTTCGTTTTCTACGTAGTCTCGTACCATCACAATATCCAATTTTTTGACGAGGACTTACCTCTATAGTATATTTAACGTCGACCTCAAGCAATTCCTTGAAACACTCAACAAAGTCACTGGTGTGTAAACTTAAGACTGAATTATAATCGTCATCCCGGTATCCTCCAAATAGTGCGCATGCTACAGGTAATGGCCTTCCTAATAACCCATCCATCTTTTTTACCCATTTCCAAAAAAGAGTTGAACATGCAAGCCAATGGTCAGTATCGCATTGTCTTCCTAAGCTATCATCAGCGTGCGAATCTGCGCCATGACACCAAACTACATATTGAATTTTATCGGTTAGGATAGCATATTTTAATCTTTCTAACCATTTTGCAAGATCTGCTAAATAGTCAGAGTCATATCCTTCTGGATTAATATTAAAATCTAATGGAACTGCTTTATTTAAGTTTTTACAGAAACCTCGGCTATCCTCAATTGAATTTCCAAAATGCCCATCTAAATCTAAATAGGCTCCGCTTAATCCAAATTCATTATAGATTTTAAGTGATGCAATTACTTGACCGCTAAATGTACAAAATCCGCTGCCGCCTGATGGTCGGGCGTGGTGAAACCCACTAGTTGGACTGAAACTAACTTGCTTTGGATTAACTATTGAATTTCGGATTGCTGAATACAGAGATGAATTTGTATATCTAATTGATTCAGCAAATTGCTTTGACCACGCTAATGAATTTGAACTACATAACCCAGTCCCATTAAAAAAATCTTCCACATAACTTTTATGATGAGCCATTCTAAAATCAGTTTTAGTAAATGGTTTAAAATCATCAGTTATTGAAAAATTGCCAAGAAGTTTTTTCTGTTTTAAATATTCCAAAAGCAACTTGGGTTTTAGTGGAGACTTACTATAATTAGAAGTCTTGTCATTTTCTAAAACCTGCTTTGGAGTATAAAAAGTTTTTATTTTCTTTGATCTCATACTTAATATAATATACCACAAAAGCTTAGATACTTTCAATTGCATATTATATTACCATTAACTTAAATCAGTTGGTTCATCTTTAAAAAATTTATCCAGTTTATCAAGATGCTCAAATAATTCAGATGGCCCAATTGGATCAGTATTTAAGTCTGATTTTTTAATTATATCAGTTGTAAAGCTATAAAGAACCAATTCGCTTAATATAGTTCTGATAAAATCAAAGAATTGCCAATCGGTTATTCCGCTAAATAGTGCATCATTATGTTTGTCATCGTCATAATATTCTAGGAAATCATCAATCACAATTGACTTATCTAATAATTGATCAACTGTTATATCGTAAATACTATGAAGTTCATCCTCTGAACCATCATCGTCTTCGTCAATAATTTCCAGAGCAAGTAGAGCTGGAAATGTGTATATCTTTAAGTCATCAATATCCGGCACAGGTTTTACTTGACCCATCCATAATAGGCAAATTGCATCTATTTTAAGATCATGAGGTTCAGCAGGTCGGCTTAACAATTCAGCAAATAGGTCCTCAACTTGAACTCCATTAAGATATGCAAGAAACACAAAATTTAGTTGCTCAGAATATGGAATTAACATATTAATAATATCTCTTAAGGTCACATTTTTCTCTATATGAACTTCATACGGTAAATACCAAGTGATTGGTAAACTTGCATCAGCCATATTTCTCTCTATCCATTTTTCAGAAGTTTCATCCCAAAATGAAATTAGGATAGATTGTTTAGTAAATGTGAGTTTTTGCATTGTTTAAATCTTTTTAAGTATTCTACTATGGTTATCTAACCGGATTCAGGAATAAATAACTAAAAAGTATTTTTTATATAATTATGGCAAAGTCTTTTATAGAAGCAATTAATGAATCAAATATTAATCAGGGTGGACTAGTTGATGAAATGGGAGTTAAACGCCCTGAACGATTAGCTGGAAGTCATATCGGTAGAGCTAGACAAGAAACAGTTACTCGTAGAGAGCGTATGGCAAATCAGCCAGTTCGCAGAAGTTATACAGAAGTTGCTGCTGATTTAACTCGTGCACTAAAACAGGTTTCTAGACTTGAGATTACAATGGAAAAGCCCAGTAATACCAGAGACTATTATCCAAAATTTCCACAACCTATTGTTGATTTACTCAAGGAAATTAAGCAACTTGATGAAGGGCGAATGAAAGAGGATTTTGGTAAATGGAGAGATGTGTATCCATCCGGTACGTCAGTTTATCTTAGAACTGAAGAGCCTAGCTCATTTCAACGCAGCCATTTCCCAAATGATGGAATTAGACCAGCGCTTAGGGGTACAGGATTAGGTTACAAATTGTACCGAACACTATTAAAATATGCAGGTTATATTTCATCAAATTCAAGTGGAACTACCGAAAAGGACAAAGCTTGGGGGTCATTGTTAGACTATAAAGCAAACCCAGATGGAACACCGTCAGTTGATGATGCGCTAGCAATAATTGGTCCAGGTAGTTGGATGGCAATGGATAAAAGTATAAGCACTCAATCAAAAATTGATGTAGCTGAAAGATTTATTGAACGTCAAATTGGTTTTAATAACACAAAACCGGACAGATTTGATATTGATGATGAACTTCTTGGACTTTTACCTGATACATTTTTAACAAAATTAGATGATGATTATTTAACTTCATTAGGCCGAGACGGCCGTATACCAACTGAGAAATTAACCTCAATTAATGCAGCTAGATCAGAAGTTCAACGTCTTGACAGAGAAAGAGCAGAACGCCAAGCAATTGCAGATAGAGAGCGTAGAACTCGTGAAGAGGCTGAAACTAGGCAACGTCTTGCTACTCGTATTACACAATTTGGTGCAGAGCCAGATGCAGAATGGCAAGTTGGCGACTTTATTGTAGTTAAAAGCTACCTGTATGATGCAAGCTACGGTAGCTTACCAATTAGACAAGTGGTTGATGTACGTAACGGAACTTATATTGCGGTAGGTATTAATGATGCTATCAGAATTGAGCAAGGTGAACTTACTCCAGGCGATGCAGGCGATACCCGAACAACAAATGATAAATCAATTTGGGTTAAAGTAAATATTGAAAGTATTCCTGACTTAGATAGGGTTAACTTAACCCCAGCTGGCAAAACCTTTATTAGCAATAGATTACGCCCTGAAGTAATTCAACAACGCCGAGATGCTGAAGCTCAAGCAGAAAGAGAACGTATTGAAAGAGATCGTTCTCAAAACTTGGCCAGAACTGCAGACAAAGCCTTATTTGGTAAACTTGATTTTACTGGAACTGAATTAAAACAGGCTGTTAATAATCGCCAAACTTTAGATAATCTTGACCTGCTTAAGAAAATCAGAACTGGTAATTTTGCAAAATTTGTAGTTCTAGCAGAACCTCAACAAGCAACCCTTAGAGGAGCCGCTGGAGTTCCAGTATTTGTAGCAGTTGAAAAAATAGGTAGAGCAACAAGGTCAGTTGAAAGCCCGCAAGAATTAATTAGCAATCCTCGTAATATTATGCTAATTAATGTAGTTACTGGTAAAACAGTTGAAGGTCCATTTGTTGGAATGGGGTTAGTTGCCCTAAGCCTTGAACCTGTTACTGAACAGGATAAATTAATGGCCAGAGCCGGAGATCACTACTATATTGCAAATCACCAAAACAATTGGGGTATTTTATCTAAATGTGATTATACAACCAGAAATACTGCAAATCAGCCATTTATTTACTTAAGAACATTTGGTGGAGCTGAAAGACCTACTCCAGTTAGATTAGATCTTTTAAGAAAGATCACTGACCGAACTGAGATTGTCTAAAGTACAATTGGTGGATTCTTCTTATAGAAGTCGGCTAGTCTTTCTCTGAATTTAAAATAGTATTCTCGCATTTCGCTAGAGTCCATTCTAAAGTGCTGTGGAGCTAAATTTACTTCATTTGAAATCCAAATTCTGCAAGTAACAGTTTTAACCTGCATGCGATCCCAAACTGCAACTGAATATGCTGCAACTTGATTTTTATAGTCTTCAATCCATTTTTCTTCCTTTGGTTTACGAGCTGTCTTAAAATCTACAATTGCATGGTCACCAGTTATTAATTCAGAAACATTATCAACGGTACCAGCAAATCCACCATCCCTAGCAGTCCATAAGAATCGCTCTTGGGCAATTACCCGTTTAATTTCATCAAACGACTTTGATTTTATAAAATTATAGAAGAGCATGCCACCTACAATTTTTGCTCGATTATCAAATTGATCAATCTCATCGTCTATTCTGGCCAAGGACAAAGTGTCCTCGAGTCTGTCCTTGGCAGACATTGACTGTGGCAAATTAAGATAGATTTCGCATAACCTGTGCATTACAGTTCCACGGTTGGCTGCATCTTGTCCGATTTGATCGGCTTTTTGGTGACCGATTCGGTTTCTCCAAGCATCAAGTCCAGATTTATCAGAGGTATCTCCAAGTACAGACGTTACACTTGGGAAAGTTCCCAGTATTCCAGTTGAATCAGATACTTGATAGTATCTAAATCCATTCAGCACAACTCTTTTAATTGATTCAGGCATAGATAAATAACTTTACAATATAGTACACAATAAATATTTAAAGTTTACCATGATTAAAACCTTTACTGAATTTAATTCAAACCTTAACGAAGGCCGTTTTTTAGACTGGTTAACCGGAAAGAGCGAAGAGGGCACAGCTAAGAAACAGGGTAATACTGACAATCAGGAGCTAATTGACGATAAACTTTCTGAATTTTATAAAACACTTGAAGATTTTGCAAGAGAAAATAAGTCAGTACCCGTTCAAAAAACAGGAGAAATGCAATATTCAAAGATGATTGAAAATATTCAAACTGCCTTAATGTTCCTAGGTTATTCACTTCCAAAATTTGGAGTAGATGGCTATTTTGGACCAGAAACAGCTGATGCAATCAAGAAGTTTAATGAAGCTACTAAAAAAGATCAGGGAATATAATGACCAAAATCAAATCATATACTGACTTTAAACGTGCGCTTAATGAAGCCTCTCAATCTGACGAGCTTAGAGATACCTTAGCTGAGCTAGGATATTCTGAAAAATCTTCTGAGATTAGCAGCGGTGGAGATATTACTGATGATATTCAAAAGATTACAAAAGTAGTTCTTGAAGAATTTAAAAAACTTGCACCAACTGTTAAAGTTACAGTTACTGGAGGCAATGATGCATTTCACCATAATTTATCATATGTGAGTCGACATACTAAAGGCCAAGCAATTGACTTAGCCATAACTCCAAATTCTGGAGAAGCTCGTAAACAAATGATTACTATATTAGACAGAATTTCAGCTGGAACTCCAGGCTTTAGTTATATTGATGAATACTCTAATCCAACTGCGGCTGCTACTGGCGGTCACTTTCATTTATCATATGGCAAAAGTGCAGAAAATTCAAAAACAGCAAATGCCAAAGTCGATGATCCAATTACAGTTAGTGGCTTAACCGGAGCGGAAGCACCTGCTGGTAATTTATCTAGCAGCGGTATTGTAATTGACTCGGACTTAATTAAGAGGCTTATTGCTAAATTAAAAGAAAAGAATTTTTCTCAAGCAGAATTAGACAAATATTCAACTTCATTGACTGCAGGTAAAGGTACTAACTTTAAATCTGGAGGCGGCTTTCCAAAAGAAAATATGGTTGCATTAGAAAAGTCAATGGACAAAAATGGAATAACAAATGAATTTGCACGTAAAGCAATTTTAGGAGTAATTTCAAAAGAGTCTTCAAAAGGTGGTAGTGAAACTTCGTATTTTAGTACATCAATTGCAAGAATGAAAGAAGTATTTGGAGCCAGAATTTCAAAATATTCAGATCAAGAAATTGAAGGTTGGAAACAATTAGGCAAAACTGGCTTTGACAGTAAATTTTGGGAAGCAGTATATGGAGGAATGTACGGCAATACTGAACCAGGAGATGGAGAAAAATACAGAGGCCGCGGTTTTAATGGAATAACATTTAAAGGAAATTACGAAAACCTACAAAAGATTTATAATAAGTCAAACCAGTCTTTAGGTAGTATTGATATTGTTAAAAATCCTGAACTTCTTGAAAAACCTGAGATTGCAGCAGAATTTGCAATCCTATATTTTATTGATTCATTTAAGAGACATGGTAAAAATCCAAATAACTATTCAGATTTAGATTCAGCAGTTACTGACTATATTAGGTCTAACGCAGGTTGGGGGACTTCATTAGATGGAGCAGTTGTTTCAGTCGGTTTACAAAAAGCAAAAGCTTTTGCTAATTCATTAACCTCAACTCAGACTGCTTAATATTCAAGATCATAATAGATCCTGAATCCAAAATCCCAAATTAGTATATTAAAACTTACTATTAATAGCCAAGAGCTAACTCCAGATTCAACAAAGTGACCTTCTGGATTATAGGTAATATACGGGGAAATTAAGCCAATTTGCTTAAATGCAGGTGACCATGTTTTATAACAATATGGTTCAATTCTTAATACTTTTTTCATAATTTAACTACTTTAAATAGGGCCTTTTCAATTGCATATCCATTGTTGATAAAATATTTTAAACTATCAACATTACAGTGTGCATAAATAGATTTATCTGATTCTTTTATTTTAGAGTCTCTATAGTTCCACAATAATTTATAGATGCCCTGACTTCTGTGTTCTTCTTTAACATATGCATGGCAAAGATAAATTACAGCAGCGTGTTCAACATACGAAACAACTCCAACCAATTCATCTTTAATAAAGCACCCATAATAGGTTGCATATTCGTCTAGTAGGTCAGGTTTAAGTTCGCTGAATTCATGATCAACTTCCTTATAGGTTATTTTTCTAATTTCCATATCTTAATTAGATAAAGGTGCTTTAATTGATGAATGTGATTGATAATTGGCTAATTGAATATCCTCTTCTAATAAACACTTGCAAAAATTATCATCAGTGAAATTATTAAATACTGAGACTGCATCTAATGGACCATATTCAGTTTCCCTAGCCCAAAACTCAGTATTAATATTTAAAGAAGGTAATTGATAAGGTTCTCTTGTTCGATAAGGAATTTTGTGAGCATCATAATACTCAGACATACCTCCACCAAATGGCATTAGTTCATTAACTGCTTTATGGTATAAATGCCAGCTCATTGCATCTTTTAGCATTAGAGTTCTTTCCTCTGGTGTATACTTTCTACCAATTTGTTCCTTTGCTTGTTCAATATGATTTGAATATAAATGTACATCGCCTAAGTTACCAATTAATTCATCTGGAACCATATTAACTGCTTTAGCAATGATTTCCAATAACAATCCATAAGAAGCAATATTGAATGGTAAACCTAAGAAGGTATCAACTGAACGTTGATTCCACATTAATGAGATTGTTCGTTTTGGGATGTTATGATTGTTTAGAACTTCTAATGTCCTTTCTTCTGGAATTACTGTCCCATAATTACCACCTCTTCTAAACTCAGAAGGGTCTAAATCTCTTTTTGCAAATTCTAATACTCTATCATTCAAACTTAACTCTCTTGTATAAACTTGAAATCCATAATGACATGGTGGAAGAACCATTGAATCCAATTCTCCTACGTTCCAAGCATTAACCATTAATCGTCTTGAGTCTGGATTTGTTTTAAGGTCGTTGATTAGGTTTTGGATTTGATCTATAGGTTCATGTAAGGTATATCCAGTATTGTCTCCACTGTAATCTACTATCATGTTATCAAAATTTACTTTGTTCCATTTTCTCCATTGCTTACCATAGATTGGACCTAAGTCACCCCACTCAGCAGCAAAATCAGAATCGACTTCTAAACTTGTTATGAATTGCTCCATTGATAGTACACTAAAGTCTTCTCCATATTTTTGCTTTGATTTTATTACAAAATTCTTGTAAGCATCACCATCCCAAATATGACAGTTATTATCAACTAAATACTTAATGTTTGTATCACCACGTAAGAACCATAGCAATTCTGTTACAATAGTTTTAAATGGCATCTTCTTAGTTGTAAGTAAAGGAAAACCTTCTGACATTTTATGACGGATTTGTCTTCCAAATACACTAATTGTTCCAGTTCCTGTTCGGTCAGATTTAGTTACTCCATTATCTAAAATATCTTGGAGTAGTGCTTGATATTGTTTATCTAAACTATTCATAATTAAAACGGTTCATTAATAATTTGCTTAAGTCGTTTAATTTCAGCGATTACGTCATCACCTAATTCAATTTTAGACATCATTGATAAGTCCATTACTTGACTGTATAATACTTTGATTAATTCGTCTTTTGCTTCTTCTTTGTTCATAGTTAAAAATTTATTTCTCTCCAAGGACCGTCATTTTGCCAAAATTCATAGGTTTCCCCGTCCTTAAACTGTTTATTATTTGATTTTATTTTTGAAAGCTCAGCTGCTGCTTTAACTCCTTGGCGATTTGTAATTATTTGTTTCCATTGACTGTTTACATCAGTAATTACAGGATCTTCAAAATTAATTGATACTCCAGTTTGGTCAATTATTACGACCTTTACTGAACCCAATACTTGCCAATCTGAACCAACTGTAATTCCATAAAGAAATAGGGTCCTAGACTCTTCAAGTTCCCCATGTGATTTTACTAGCTGACTAAATACTAGATTACCTAAGTCAATAATATCTTTCATGTTTTTATTATACTATGATTGTAGACTTGGAACCCAATGTGTTGTGCGACCGTCTGGTGTTTCTTCTCTAATTACTATGTTACCTAATGGATCCAATTTTTGAGCATAAACTTCAAACTCAAAAGTAAAGTCTCCAGGCTCTCCATTTACTTGACGATAATTTCTGATACTTGCTCCGCCTTGATCGTATGAAGCTCTCATTATTAATTTACCCCAATTCCATAATTGACAAATCTCATCTTGTGTCAAATCTTGCACCAATCTGTACGGGGATATTTTAGAGCGATAGAGCATTTCACATTTAATATAATTACCAACTCCAGCAAATAGAGACTGATTCATTAGCATTTCAGCAACAGTTTTTTTCTGCACCTTAGGAATCTCAACCTTTCTAACGAAATCATACATGCTGGAAGTTTGATCGTTTAGCATGTCAAGCCCAAGGCTCTCCAATTTTTTTGAAAGCTCCGACTTCATTGTGAACTTTAAGGTGCCAAATCTACGCTGATCAACAAAGTACAGAGAGGTACCATCTTCAAAGCCTATTCGGAAATGACTATAAGGTTTAATGGCAGTTGACCAGTACCCGCTCATTCCTAGTGTTATCCACAGGCATGTCTCGTCACTAAATTCCAGCCAGATGAATTTGCCCTTAACTCCACCGCCAGTCACACGGACTGGCACCGATGTTTTAACATTAAGGTCTGGCGCTCTTTTTAGGAAACGGCCACCTAGTACCTCAAATTGAGAAATTGTTTTTGTTTTAGCGATTTCCGAGATTCCCTCGTAAACTCGTCTGCATTCCGGACCTTCTGGCATTAGATAAATAAGTTTATAAAATTATACCAAAAACAAATGAAAAATTACATTGCACTATTTGAAAGCTTTGAAGAGAGTTACGATGAATTCCACCAAGCGCCAAATACAAAATCGGATTCTTTTTACCATAATATTTCAAAAGATCTAATTGAATTAGCAAGCAACTATACAAATGAGCCAGTTGAAATCGATCAACACTCAAATAAGTATGAAACTGCAACCAGAATTAAAGATTTACAAAATGATCTTATCACAAAAATTTATGATGAATTTGGAGAAGATATTGCTCAAAGTTTTGCAGATGAGTCTGACGCACTATTAGCAAGTCTAGACATTTCCGAAAAGAAAAAAGGTTTATGGGATAATATTAATGCAAAAAGAAAGCGTGGAGAAAAACCTGCAAAGCCAGGAGAAAAAGGTTATCCAGCTCCAGGCGCTTTAAAATCTGCACAGAAAACTGAAGAGTCTATGGATAAGAAAAAGGTATTTGCAAAGACCAATAATATTCCAGACAATGGAGTGTTAAATGGTTCTAAAAAAGATACTAATCTGGAAACTGGTAAAAAGCCCCAATCTTTAAACCCTCGTAAAACTACTCGATAATTTACTAGTATAACATAACATAACATAAATTTAAAAGCAATATGTATTATCTAGCAAAATTAAGATTCGAGTCGGAAGACGACAACGGCAAAACGAAAAAAATTCGTGAACAGTACCTAGTTGAAGCAACTTCAATTGGAGAAGCCGAAGAAAAATTATTGAAAAGATTCGGTGAAGGAATTTCGCCATGTCAATTAGAAGCGGTTCAAGAATCAAGGATTCTGGGCCTAATCGAATAACCTAACTTACTTAAATAAAAAAGAGAGCAACCGCTCTCTTTTTTTATGTGTGTTTTACTGGAACTTTACAGACTGAAATTATCTTTCCAATTGGCGACCACTTGGCCTCTTCTTCATATGCAAACTTTTTAGTATCCCAAAGTTTAACTGAGCCAGTTTGATTCATTAGGGTCTGAGCTGCACGCTCACTTAAATTTGGAAAAGAAATAGCTGCCTCAAATAGTGCAAGTTTATAGGCTCCCCTAAAGGTACCAATAACACATAGATGAGTTTGGGCTTCTCCAGTGACAACCGTTAGTAAACAGACTTCTTTTGCTCTGGCTGGACTAGGCATTAAAATACACTGGAAATTTTTTGACTAGACTTTTTAGGATTTGATCATCAGTTTGGCCAGTTTGTGACCTTTCATAAATATGATCCATTATATCAACGCTAGTTGAATTACCGATTACTGCATCAATTTTACGATTAATAAATTGAGTCGGCCCGTTTAATTTTACCTGTCTAGCAACTTCGGCTGGTTCAGGTACAAAAAATTTGTTAAATCCCATAATACTATTATTATACTCTGTAAACAAAAAAAAGGCTAGCTTTTTTACGGCTAGCCTTGGTATCGTCGGAAAAAACGTATGAGAGGGGTAGGGTTTACCTCCAATTTGATGCTGAGCTTGCGTTATAACGACAACCTTCGTACACTCCTGTCAGAGTCGACTCAAAGCAAGTTGGATCCGCTTGAATCACTATCGTGTTAACCACAACAGTACGAGTGCTTTATCCCACCTAGCAAAGGATTATTCAGCCATTTAACGGGACTATTTTATACCCGTATGCCGATTGCAAAATACCATATATGTATATCAAAACCTTAGACTCCAGCGGTTAACTGGTTCAAGTTGACCGTTCAGCCAATACTTGCGGAGCATCCTCCTAATCTAAACCATTACCTGTTTTACAATCAGGTTGTTCTGGCACATACTCCTAACAGGCTCATGACTTCCTACTAGGTTTTTCCAACGTAAATTAAAGAACGATTATTATAAAGTCTATTTATTATATCTAGTTAGCAAAAAAGGTTTTAGAAAAATCCAACCGTTTACTAAATAAATAACCTAAAATAATTTTTATATTATGCCAACAATCAATCCAGTATGTTACAATGGACTTAATAAACCAACTAGGGATGCCGTTAATTTCGGCACAGTTTCGTTAGGGACCATTAATAAGGACTATACTACTCTACTCGATAATAACTGGCGAGCAGGTATTAACCCATCAACTAACACTGTAATTTATACAGACACAAACAGCCGCGGTGTTGATACTCCAGCAGCCGCAATACCATCAATTCATTGGATTAGTGGTCAATCTCAAGCAAATATTATTGAATTAATTAGTCGTTTGCCTGAAAGAGCCCCAAATAACTATGAGATATTTGCAAGTTATGATGAGGCAATTGATTGGCTACTTAGTACTACCACCTATATGCTAGTGAATACTAAATATCCTGAATATTTACTAGATGCTGAATGTGCAGTAAATATTGAATTAGGTTTCTTAGCAAGTTACCCAGGAACAGGTACACAAGTTTATGATCTAGTTTCTGGAAGTTTAAGCAATAATCGTTTTACTGCCGCAGGTGGTGCATTTACTGCCCCAGCAGCTGGAAGTTTTGTAGGTTATTTTAGATCACTGGCCGGCGGTAAATTAACAGTAAACCCACTTAAAGATGCTAGTGGCGATACATTTGACCAAAGTTTAGTAGTAGAAGGTGTATTCTATCAAGACGGTTCAGTTGCTGGGAATTTCCTAATTGGTGATGGTACTGACGATATTACCGTTATTGTTAATGGTGCTGGAAACCTTGAGATAAAATCAGGTTCTTTTACTTGGTCTTGGACTGGAATATCTGCCCTTACTAGTACCGGTATATTTCATATTGCTGCGTATATTCCAACTGGAACCGGCACTACCACTGCAATTACGGTTTTTATAAATGGTACACAACTTGATAGTGCTGGACCTTCTGGATATGTTTTATCTGGCACAGGCCCTCTAGCAAATGCAACAATTGGTAGAATTAATTTATGTGAAGGTGGTTCTCCAACCCATGCAACAACTACCAGAGTTTACGGATTTAAGGTATACGGTTATAATGATGAAAGTACGGCAATGGGTTCAGTTGCTCAGCTTGGCCCAGTAAACTATGCAGCAATTTCTGCAGTATACGGAATTTAATCTTTAAATTGATATTCTTTAGCAATGGATTCTCTTAATGAGAATCCATTGTCGTTTAAGAAGGCCTGAAAATCTGTGAATTTATAATTAATTCTGCAGCAGGTTTGACTGCACTCAACGGTAAGGTAGGTATGATTTAAGCAGCTAACGCTGATGTCTTTTATTTGATGCATAATTCCATCTTTGGTTAGGGTAGTATCAATTAGGGATAAACAGTCTCTCATACTGATAATTTTTTATAACGCCAACGAAAGTAGATAGAGGATCCAAAGAAAACTGCCGCAATACAATACATAACGAAATTGGCTCGCCACAAGCTGCCAGTTACTTCGATTAGCCAAAATTGGACAATATCGAAGCCAAATGGGTTGAAAAATAGTGCGAGCATCATGCTCCAGGTTGATAGATTCCCGAGTAGGGTTCTTCTTTGAGGTTCGACTATCACCGTCCATATGTGTCTCTTTTTTCAGGCTCACTAACTTAAGATCGCCAGGAAATTTCTAAAATTTCAAATTTATTTATTACCACTTAGGTTCCTCGCCAATTTGATCTAGTGCGCAATGAAATCCAACAAGTCTGGTTTTTGCCTCTAAGAAACAGCCACATATTCCACATTGGGTTAGGATCTCGCCAAAATGCGGGCACTCTTTACAAATTGCCATTCGACGGTCTTTTTCTGCATCATTCACAAATACTTTATTCATGATTCTGCTTAATACTGTAGTTTGTGGAACTGGTTGTTTATTACCGCAACCACAGCCTTTAGTTGTTTCTTCAGCCATTATGCTTCAATTTTTTCAAATAGTCTCTTATCGTCAAACTCTAAATAGTTTTCAAGCAAAGAATTAAAACCTTCGCGATACTTAAGTACAGCTAAGTCTTTGGCCTTTGCCTCAATTTCAATATCTATTGCTTGACCATAATTATTTATTTGCTCATAAATGTAATCAGCATGAGATCTAGCAATTACACCAGGATCCTCAAAGGTTTTTTTACTACTTGAATAATGAGTAAGCGGGGTATGACCGTGCCAAGTGGTAGCAGCTAACTTAAGAGCAGCCTCTTCAGTAAGATCGCTAGTATTAAACCGGTGATGATGAAAATCAAAAGTAATAGGAGTACCTATTTCAAGGTATACGAGTTGATAAAGATCTACTACTGAATATTGAGTAGCCTTATCGTCATTTTCTACAACTAACCTGGCTTTGGTATTCGGTTTAAGTAGTTGGAAATTCTCGCAAAAGCGTTTAGCTGCTGCAATTTTATCGCCATATGTACCGCCAATATGAATATTAATTGGAAAACCTACATTAGTTGGTAACTTCATAAGATCCATAATTTCGCAGTGCTGATCTAGATCCTTTACTGTTTTTGCAATAACATCGGCTCTAGGAGAAGGTAAAACATCAAACTGGCCTGGGTGCATTGATACCCTGATATTATTTGCAACTGCAAACTTGCCAATTTCTTGCATGTCTGATAAAATTTCAGCAAAATTTGGCAGCCTTTGAATTTCGTATTCTGACATCCATGGAAAAATATCGCTTGACATTCGATATACGTAAATGCCATTAGCTAAATTCCATTGTAGAATTTTTAGAACATCTTTTATATTTTGATGCGCAAGCTCAGCACAATATGAAACGCCCTTTTCTTGAAAGGTTTTACGGATCATACCTCGATTGGCTGTAATTTTTTGGTTGGCTAGAGACAAGTTAATGCAACAATAACCCAAACGGACGTTAGTATCTTTCATGTAGTTATTATACTACAAAATTGTATTGGCTAGTTGAACCGATAACCAAATTCCTAAATAGGACCCGGCTACTGAGCCAGTAACATAACCAAACCATTGGTGTAGTGAATCTTCGCTCTTTGCAATTTTTCGGATTACGAAAAAATTTAGTGAAGCTATTGTAAAATCACTAACTGCTGCTAAGTGATATTGAGTTTCAGCAACTGCTCTAAAATTTATGCATAAAATTCCATACAGTACAAGCTGAATTGCAAATAATAATAAACATTCTTTTAATTTTGTCATAGACAATTAGTTATATAAAAAGTTACGAATTAATAGTTTAATATTTTTGAATATTAAAGATTTCCTAGAATTAAGAGATTTGGTAAAAGAAACTGACCAGTTTGAAGCATTATCTGCCTCAATTGACTTACTGTCAAATTTGTAACCAATCATAAAGCCTACATCAAATAACGATTCCACTAATTGTATAATTTGATTCACTAAGTCTGAGTCAGTTTTTTGCGAATCAAAGTCAGCAGCGGATGGAGCCAGTAATTTAAGTGCTGATTTTTTAAGTGTACCAATTGACTTTAATTGATTTTGTATTTCCATATAAATGAAAGTATATGCCTCAATTACCAGTTTATCAGCAGTTCCTGGCGAATTTAATAGAGCAGCTTGGACCATTGCTGGAGTTTTACCAACTAGCCAGGTACTAAATTTATCAATTACCTGGTATACGTTAACAATCTTATTTGCTTTATCTAACTCAGTTTTATAAGTACTTTTAAATTCAGAAATACTCTTAAGTTGATTAGCTGTACACTCATTAATTGAACTAGTTAAAATAGCTGGGCTAAGTGCTTCATTTGTAAAAGTTTTAAAGGTCTTAATCATAACACGTAATATTTTTATAATGTTATTTATTTCAGCCTAATTAATATTAACAAAGTTATAATTACTAGTTACAGTTCGGATGACTCTAACTACATCTAATGCATCTTGCAGAGCATCATGGGTTACTTCTCCAGATAATTGGCATCGATCCATGCACGTCTGTAAATTTGGTAAACTTTCATCCTCTTGCCAGTCCATTAATAGAATCGCTGGGTCCAGGATACGTTGCCTCATTTGAATTGAGCTCATCCAATTTGGAAGTTTCTGTAAAAATACTTTATCAAAACTTGCAAAGTTTTTACCAGCAACATTAATCTTTACGCCGCCAGTTGCTTCACATGGAAATCCATTTGTGATTAACCACATTTGAAAAGATTTTGCAACCAAGCCTGCAGGTAAAATATTATGGGCCTTTCGGTATTCCAAACGTTCTTCCTTGGTTTTATTTTCAAGACCTCCTAAGATTTTTAGGATCCATGAATTTAAGGAAAGAGCAAATGCACTTCCAACATAAGCTTCATGTTCAATGATACACTGAAATTTAGGCAATTGATTGTATGGTACGGGATTTTGAGTGTCTTCAATCACTGCACCAATTTGAAGAATTTGACAAGACTCTGGATTTAGACCAGTAGTCTCAATATCTATTGAGATGTATTTCATATGTATAGATTAAAATGGTAAATCGGCATCATCACTAAATGAGCTAGCTGGTGCAGCTGATTTTTTAGGACCAGTGTCAATTCCAAGACTACGGAAAATTTCATCATCTTCGTCCTCTTCTTCAACTTTTTTACTTTTAGTAGATGCACGTTGTTGACCGCTAATTCGGTATGCCTCAAGACTATTGAAATATTTGGTTTGACCAGCTTTATCAGTCCAGTCTCTGCCTTTTACATCAAATGAAATAGAGACCGTATCTCCAACTCCATATGAATCAATCATATCGCATTTATCTTGGACTAGTCCAAATATTATTTTTTGTGGGTACTTGTCCCCTGATTCAATTACAAACTCTCTTTTGCGAAAGCCTTTGTTAAATGTCTGTGCTGGGAATATTTCGATAATTACCCCTGTTAATTCAAATGCCATATTAGAAATCGTGATTAGTTATTTTTATATCATAGTTAGTAAAATTTTCAAAATCTTTGCGGTCTGCCTCAAGTCGACGCTCAACTGAATCTCCTGGCATATTGCGACTAAGCATACGCTTACGTCTAATCTCTTCATCAATATCAAAAAAGATTACTAGTGACTCTTTACGTGCATCATCAGATAAGTGGGCTAAACCAGACGGGGTCATAATAAAGACATCATCTTCTTCAAATTGTTCAACCGTTGTTCCATATATCCAGTTATTAAATGCAACCCATTCGTAAAACTGATCCATATCAATCATATCTTGAGCTTGAGGACGTGTCATAAAGAAATAATCTTTTCCATCTATTTCGCCTTCTCTTGGCGGCCGTGTTGTGTAACTGATTGCGTATTTAAACCCGCGATCTTCAAATTTTTTGCGAAGGAAATCCTTGCCGCTTGCGGCTTTGCCGACTAAAATTATTCTTTTGCTCATATATTAAATTAAAATTCTCTCTTTTGGCCGTGAACTGCTTTGAATACTGGAAATCTTAGTGAGTGAGCACCATGTTGATCAGTAGTTTCTTCAAAGAATTGTACGGTAATTGTTTTACCTAAAATTTCATTTGGGTTTTCGTGATAATGGCGTCTTTGTTCAAGATTAAAGCCTGAACCTACTCTAACTGTATTGCCTTTATGTTCTACAATTACAGCTTTTAACATAAGCTCTTCAACTTCCTTACCCATATCAATAATACGATTTACATCAGATTCAAGATCAATTACAACATATTCAGCATCATGCATCTTTTTAACCTTAAGCAGGTTCTTTGAACGTTTGCCTTCGTAACCAATATCCTTACGCATCATTACTCCTTCATAACCCATTTCAGTTGCATCAGCTACAATTTTTTCAAATTCTTCAACTGATTTTATTTGAAATTGAGGTAACGGTTCAGCATAGGTTAAGTCAGTTACAATTGCATTTAGGATAATTAGTCTAGCTGACAGAGAAACATCTCCAGCTTGATTCCAAAATTCAGATGCTTCTAAAAAATCAAATACATAATACTTTGGAGTTTGAATAGTATGGTTCTTTCTGCCAATTTCTTTGATAATACCTTGGAAATCTTCAAGTCCGCCTTCTTTCATAACGCAAACTTCTCCATCCAATATTTTATTCTTTAATCCAAGCTTCTTAATATCTTGGGCTAATATTGAAAGAGTTAAGAATTCATTGCCTGCTCGTGAATAAAATTTAGGTTCTCCATCTGCATCAATTACAGTAATACAGCGAACTCCATCAAGCTTACGACTTGCCCACCATTCCCCAGAGTCAAAGTTTACCTTTTTTTCATTACCATCAAACTTCTCAGCTAGGGCAACATCAAAGGTAGGCACTGTGCCTGGCATTACTGAATTAATTAGGGTGGTAGTTGCTCGTGTTTTTAGGTTTCTGTCTATCACATCATAGATGACATCTGCGAACTCCTGATTCTTGGCAATAAAACCATTAACTACTTGGATAGCATTGTGGCCTGTGATTAGCCGTTCATTCAGATCATCAAGTAAATCAAATAGATCATCATAGTTATCAAAACTAAGATCCTGACGTTTCTTTAGGTTATCCGAAGTAACATAATACTGCTTAAATGGAGAATACACATATTCAAATAGTTTACGTAATACTGGAGTATCATACTTTTTAAGTATCTCTTTTTTATCATTTGTTGAAGAAGTTGCTTTCATTTCTTCAATAAATTGTGCAACTACTTTAAAATCTAGATTTGTCATATGGCTATTATACTAAACAAAAAAAGCCGCTGACGCGGCTTTTAAATAAAAAGTTAAAAATTAAGCTTGAGGTTCTTGATTAGCAAGTTCTTCCTGCTTTGCAGTCTCTAACTTAATCTGATTAATGATTTGATCAAGTTGCTTCATTTCCATTACTGGATTGTTAAGAGCAATTGCAATTCTAAAAATTCGTTGTGCTGATTCCATACTAGAACCTTCGAATTTATTGATAAGGATTGCAGCAGCTTCAACCGCAGAAGCTTGAATTTGAACTCCAGCTGATTCAGCCTCTTTTTCTTCTTGCTCAAGACGTGCAATTGCAGAAGAGAATCCCATGAAACAATTCATAATCATAAAAGCTTCATTTGGACCAGTGAATCCAAATTTACCGTCATTACATGAATTTTTAATCCATTTTAGATCTTTAATGTCCAAATTAACTTGGAAAAATCCAGTTCTTTTGTTAATTAGCATGTCTAATTCTGACATGTCAGCTTGAGGTTCTTGAATTGGCTCTGACTCTTCCATTTCAGCTTGAGGTTCTTCGATAGCTACGGTAGCTTCGTCCATTACTAATTCATCAGTAATTAATTCTTGTTGATTTTCCATTTTATATAAAATTTGTTGTTTAGCTATTTTACTAAAAACAGTGAAGGAGTTTTAGGAAATTCTATCTAAAATTATTAATTGTGCTCTGGATACTTTTGAATAGGCATCTTTAATATCAATAAAGCCAGCCCAGTCGATTTCTTCTGGCTGTAATTGACTTTTTGGGATAGCCAATCCATCTAGTCCAATTTCAGCAAGATCTGAAATTCTGCAAATAAAATAATGAAGTGAGCTTTTATAGTTGCCGTCTTTATCGAAAACTTGAACAGTTTCAACAGCCGGTTCTAATTTATCAGGTGAGAGCCTAATTCCAGTTTCTTCAAGAAGTTCTCTAAGCGCAGCATCAAGAAGTTCTTCGCCTTCTTCAATTTTGCCTTTTGGAATTCCCATAATTGGTCTAGTCCAACTGCCATTAGTTGGATGAACTAGTAGAATCTTTTTTTGATAAAGAATAGCTACACCGGCTCCATCTGAATATTTCTTTGTTTCTGCCAAGAAATTAGAAAATGTTTTAATCATTGTTTAGAGATTGACGGTACTGTGCATTACGAATCTCCTGTCTACGTTTTATACTTGGTTTTATAAATTCCTTTCGGGAACGTAACTGCTTTACTGTACCGGTTTTTTCAAATTTGCGTTTTAAAACTTTAAGAGCCCTGTCTAAAGTTCCATTGTCTTTTACGTTTACTATTAACATAGATTTATTATACTAAAGAAGATTTAAGCGCAGCTAAACTAGCAGTATATGAGGCTAAGTCAAAGCCGTATGTCGCAAGCATATCTGTGCTGTATTGATTTCCTCTAACTCCAATACACCATTGTGCAAAGGCTTTTTTCTCAATTAAAGAAATATCATTGGTTGCGCCACTATCTTTCATTACCGACAATACTCCACCAGAGGTTCCTCTAATTGCGGCATACATTCTATCTAATTGTCCAGTTGTGTATTTTGGAGAAATTAACATGTAAAGTCCATGAATTGCTCTTTCGTCAGTCATACTGATTAGTGATTCTTGAGTCTTTATGTTTATTGCCTGCAGTATCATATTAACTTGAGGGTCAGTTGCTGCAGATCCTGCAATTTTATTAGCTGCACCAATTGCATCAATTTGAGTTGGCTTATCGCCTCCACTTAGTGGACTTATCCATGTGGTAAAAATGTCACCAGTATCAACTAGGAATTTACCGGTTGCTGATTCTGCCAGTCTACTATAAAATCCACCTAGTGCTTTACACTTATTGATTTGAGCATTAACCCAATCCATATGAGCTTTGTCCCAAGTCTTTCCAAATTTTTCAATCGATATTGTAATTAGAGCAGCAACAACTTCATTCATCTTACCTTTTGGGTCATATGCTGCAAGCTTTTCAATACTAACATTTTGACCTGTTACTGTACCAGCGGCACCTGCTACTGAAAGTTCAACTTTGCCGTTTGTAATTTTCCAATTAACATTAGTCATGTCTGAACCATTATCGTGTTTAACCATTACCGTTCCAGTAGTTTGGTCAGCTTCATGACCAGCAATAACGGCAGTTTGTACTTGTTTCCATTGAGCTGCATAAGAGCCTCCAGCCTTTCCGCTTTTTATTTGCTCAAGTGCTTTTGCTGGATCAGCATCAGCTTCTAAAATAGCAGACTCATTAATTTTATATTTTGATAGCTCTAAGCCCCTTGCGTAATTTGAAATATTCATAAATAGATTTTATTTTTTAGAAAGTTAATGCGCCCTTTTTAGTTGTTACAGTTGTAGCAGCTACCTTTTCTGCAGGTTTAGCAGCAGTTGCTGCTTGAGCAGCCGGCGCTTTAACTGCTGCAATTTGTTCAGGTGTTACCTTGGCTAAGGCTGCATCTAATTTAGCCGCAATTTCTGCTGTAATTTCAGTAACTGGAACCGTTGGAGTACCAACTAAAATTGCAATTGCTTTAGCAGTTCCACTTCCATATTTACCAATTGCTCCACCTTTAGTATTAATTGCAGCAGCAGCATCTCCGCCGCCTGCAATAATTTTTTTCTGTAGGTCTTGAATTTTTTGATCAAATGTTTGAGTAGCTTTTAATCCAACTGAGGTACTAGCAGTAGTAGTTGAACTAGCAGCAGTTGTTGAACTAGCGGCAGTTGTTGAACTAGCGGCAGTTGTTGAACTAGCGGCAGTTGTTGTAGATACTGTAGCAACTCCACCTTTTGCTCCATTTTTTTCAACGTATGCTGGATTAACTAAATTTGCTGGTATATTTCCACCAGTAGTTTTATCCTTTGCCTCTATTCTTTTATTATCGTTAGTAACTCGTAAGTCAGGCAAATCTTGGATATTCCAAGCAACCAATTCAACGTCTGATCCTTCAACTGTAGCACTTGCTCTATGTGGAACTTTTGTAACATCATATGTAACCCACATACCTGCAACTTCGCCTGTTCGAAGTTGACCAGTTGCATAAGGTAAAAAAGCAACTTGTGCTTTATAAACATTTTGACCAATTAAATTAGTTTTATTTTGAACACCTAAATCAATAATAGCTAATAAGTTATGATTTGGAATCTTTTTTTCATCTTTAGTTACTGATAGAGCATCATAAGACTTCCACCAATTTTTAAAATCAGGGTCTTGAGAAAGTTCTCTTAATATTGTATTAGATGGATTAGTTTCGTCAACTGCTCCTTCTTCTCCACTACGTAATACTACGTTCCATCTTTTTATTTCGCCTTCTTTTGGATTTGCAACTGAAATCTTTCCAACTGTTCTGGCTTCATCAATTACTGGCGGTTTTTTAAATTCGTCAAATGTTTTAACAAGTGTCATTTGTGTTTACTTATTTTTAGTTATTTATTATGCAAAATTAAAGGTTTTAGTCCTAAATAAACCTTCATTAGTTTGATTATTTGGAAGTTTTAATTCTGGTGGAGTTCCATTTTTTATTTCTTCAAGTGCTAGTTTTTCAGCAGCATCTGCTTCTTCTTGAGACCATGAACCGTCCTTAACTCCTTCTTGTAAATACTCACGCATTCTTGAAGCATCTTTCATATTTAAACTAACTGTACCAGTTTTAAAATCCCATACGTCGGCTAAGGCTGCCTTAGTTGAAAGAGCTTGAGAATTTAGTGCACTTTGAGCATCAATTGAATCGTCTAATCCCATTGATTTTAAAATTTGCTTAGTGTATTCAGTACTCTTCTTTTGAAACTCGGCTGCTGCCTTTGGATCATCTGCCATATTTGCAGTACCTCCAAGTAGAGCAGTTGACCCTGGGAAATTTGCACAATGTGCGCCAACTGTTGCTTTAACAGCGTCGTTCATTAGATTACAATTAGTTTTACCGCCATTTGCTTTTGCCTTTTTAATAGTCTCGTCATTTTTCTTAATGACTTCTTCTACAGCAGATGACTCAACTGGGGTTTTAGTTTCTGGATTAGTAAGTTTAACTTGATCAGCAGCCGCCTGATTAGCAGCTGCATTATTTGCATCTACTGTAGAATCTCCAGTAGATATTGAATCTTCTTCATTTACTGCAGGAGTTAAGGCTCCTCCAATTAAACCAGATGCGGCTGAATTTGCCTTGCCAGTTGCCATTTGTTTAATACAATCCCAACTACCATAACGCTGCCATGCAAGTCTAGAAATAAAATTAAGTAGCCTTTTTAGAAATATACCTCTAGTTGCAAGAGCTCCGCCGGCTTTTGTTAATTTAGCCAATACATAAACCGTATCATCAAAGTTTTTAACACCCTGAATAAAAATTTCAGGTTTGGTTGCCCATGGCGTAAATGCCCTAACTTCAGCTTTTGATAAATTTTTAGCAACAGCTGGATCAGTTAACATTGTTTTAAAAACTTTGCGAATATCATCAACCTTTCCGTCCTTTGCAAGTTGAGTAATATATTCTCCGCTTGGCTTCCAGTCATACTTCTTTGCAAAATATTCAGTTAATTTTGGATCCTTTTTAATAATTTGATCAATTGCATCAACCGATGCTCCAATTAATTCATTTTCAACCTTTGCAGCTTTTGCTACTTGCTGGAGAGCCTCGGGTTGACCTGCAATTGAGGCCATAAATTTTTTATCTTGCTCAACCGCTTTTAGTAAGTCAGCTGAATACCCTCCTTCTTTTGCATAAGCCGTAATTACCGCTGGGTCAAAATCTTTATATGCAGTTGAATTAAGTATAGCTTTTCCTTGTGGACTAGTTGCTGCATATTCAACGCCTTTTTTAGAAATTACCGTATCTGCTAATTTATCAGCGCCTTTTGCAATTTCTTTTTTAGTAGCTTCTTCTCCTAATAATTTAGCCGCAGTTTCAAAATTACGACCAAATAGCGCAAGTTGAGCTTCAAGTCCAAGTCTTTCAAATGCTTGGACTGCTTTTACTCCATATTTTCCAACAATTGGAACTAAATTAAAAACAGTTTTTATAAAATTAGTAACAAATTTAAGTACACCAACTGCAACTGTTCCAAAAAAGTTAGCAACTCCTTTAAATAAAGAGACGATTATTCCCGAAATGCTTTTATTGCCTAGTGTTCTAATTCCATTTTTTAAGGCAAGAACTGCTGGCCCAATTTCGGTTGCAGAACTTCCAGTTCTGCATAGAATTTTGGTTAATTTTTCAAGTAGACTAAGAGCTGGTTTAGGTAACCATTTAATAGTTTTTAAGAAATTTGAAGTTTTAGTAACGTCAATTGCAGCAATTACACTAAGTATCATTGATACGTATTCGCCTTTGTATAAAGAAATTATTGCAGATAGGATATTTGCAACTACGTCAATTGGAAATCCAACCCAAGTAAAAGGAACAATCCCAATTACGTCTAACACTAATCTTAGAATATTTAGACCCATTTCAGTTGGATCTGGGTCAGCAACTAGGGCTTTTACAAAGTTCATAACTGAACTCATTACGCCTTCGTTAATTAATTGGACAGTATGTAGGTATGATTCGTTAAGTCTAAGTTTAATGGTATCATATCCCTGTCTAACCAAAAAGTCTTCCTTTTTGATAATATCATTAATATCTTCAAAATTTTCAAGTAAAAAAACTTGATGTTCAAAGATTTCTTCTTCTGAATGATTAGGGGTTCTAGGTTTACTTAATTTACTAAAGTCAACTGCATCTAAGGCAGCCCAAAAAGACTCAGGGATATTTTGAAAGTATTGAACCAGTTTTTCGTTAACTGGTTCAGCCCCTTGACTAAAGTACTGGTCTGCTGAAATTACATATCTCATTAGGTAGTAATGGTAATTTCTTATTATTTATTCGAGTGATCGGGTATTAAAGTGAATCGGCAATCTGGCGCAATATTTTAAAATAGTCACCAGTTGAACAATCTGATAGAAATTTACAAATCTCAAAAAAATCATCTACTGTATCAAATGACATTGCTGGATGAAATCTTGGGTCTTTATAAGAAACTGGAATAGTTCCAAATATAACAGATTCATAAACCCTAGCCGGAGTGAACCTTTCTTTTAGGTAGAGATCCTTACTTACATTTATTGAAACTTGAGACATCTGCATGTCCACCCAGATTGCTTCACGATTTTCTCTTGGGCAAAGAGCAACATTACGCATTGTATCAATCCAGCTTTCCAAAGTTGGATGGTGCTTTGCAGCAACCGTCATAGTAAATGAACTTTCATCAAATTTATTGGTGCTATCAATTGCAGAAATAATGTCAATAATTATTGGATTTTTAGAATGGCCTTCTTTGTAATTATCAAATGATAGGTTTCCATAATACATTAAATGGGTTGAATCTTTATTTGTATGGGCTTGATGTACGTCTAAACACGCATTCATAAAGCCTTTACTACAACCTGGAATAGTAATTGATGGAATTTCTCTACGTATTCCTAATTCTGTTAATTTAAGAAGAA